GCCATCTCCTTGTACTCAAGGAATGCATGGTGTTCTTCGTCAGGTAAACCCAGAGTGTCGTTCAACAATGCATAGGCACGTTGGTGTACACCTTCTCGGTTTGCGAACGATGATAACATATTACGAATCTCGTTGTTCTTAAACTTCGGAATCAACAGTTCGTGATAATTCTCTCCTACCTGTACGTCTGACTGTGTAAACAATCGTAGTACTTGGGTAACAAATTCCTTTTCCTGTTCAGAGAGTTTTGTTCTCCAATCTTGTACATCCTCTGATAGTTCCGCTTCCGATTCTACCCAATGGATTTCTTCGTGTTTGGTTGTTAACTCTACCGCCCAAGGGTAGAGGAATGGTTTGTACGTCTTACTAAAATCTAATAGTGCCATTTTTATCCTTATCCTTCGCAAGCCCGACATTCATCGGACTCTTCTATTTCTATTGGTTTGTTTAGGTGTTCCATCAAATCCTCATACCCACCTACATACTCACCTTCAATGTAAATTTGTGGTACTGTCTTAACATCTCGACCTGTTACTTCTTTAGCGGTCTTACCAATGTCTGCAAGATCAATCTTGTCGAATGGTATTCCTCTCAACTTGAGTTCTTCCATCGCCATTGCACAGAATGGACAGTTACCTTTAGTATAGACGATTGATCGGGTGTCACCTTGTAGTGCGACCCTTTCTACCTTCTCAGATACATTCTCGGCACGTTGTTTCGCCTCGGTGCGTAGATAGTATAGACCTTTAAGTCCATCCTTCCATGCCTTTAAGTGTACCTTGTTCACATAAGACTTCTCTGCACCAGCAGGGAAGAATAAATTAACCGACTGTCCTTGACATATAAATGGTTGTCTTTCTGCAGCGTGTTGTACAACCCATGTTTGGTCAAGTTCATCCGCAGTTCTGAATACAGCCTTTTCACCTTCTGTGAAGAATGGTAAATGTTGTACCGAACCTTTGTTAGTAATGATTGATGTCCAGTTGGACTCGTTGTTCTCACCTTTATCATCAAGTAACTGAGTCAAGTACTTGTTCTTCACTAGGAAAGAACCAGCACGTGTGCGGTGAGTATATGCATTTGCCTTCAATGGTTCGATAGAAGGACTTGTACTTAAAATAACACCAGATGATGCGTTTGGTGCGATTGCCATCAAGTGAGAGTTTCTTCGTCCACTCCCCTCACCATCAGGATACTCACCACGTTCTTCGGCAAGTAGTTTGGTCTCTGCGACTGCTTCCTCATTGATATGTTGGAATACAGTTCGGTTGATCTCTCGTGCAGCTTCTGACTCCCACGCAACTCCATGTTTCTGTAGTAGACTGTGGAAACCCATTGCACCTAGTCCAATACTTCTCTCACGTTGTGCAGAATACTTTGCACGAGAGATAGTGTCAGGTGCATTGTCAATGAAGTACTCTAATACATTATCGAGCATTCGTACAATGTCACGTACAATAGAAGTGTCTTTCCACTCGTCATAGTACTCTAGATTGAGAGAAGATAGGCAACATACGGCAGTGCGATCTGCATCTGTGGGAAGATGAATCTCGTTACATAAATTGGAACCATGAATCTTTAATCCTTTATCTTGTAGTGGTTGTGGTAAATCACGATTTGCGGTATCAATGAAGTTCAGGTAGGGTTCACCTGTGCGGAATCGTGTCTCTAGAATGCGTTCCCATAGTTTACGAGCATCAGTACTATCCTTAACACTACCATCTTTAGGGTCACGAAGATCAAAAGAACTTCCTGTCTTGACCGCTTCCATAAACTCGTCCGAGACATTGATAGCGTTATGTAGGTTCAATGCTTTACGTTGTACGTCACCTGTCGGGATACGCATATTCAAAAACTCAATGATATCTGGATGTGAGATATCCATGTAAGCGGCATACGAACCCTTACGAGTCTTACCTTGTCGATACGCAATCATATCAGCATCAACAGTGTGTAGGAATGGCATCGGGCCAGGCGCAATGTCTGATACAGTTCGTACATCACTCCAGTGTCCACCAACACCACCACCCATTACAGACAACCATCGCAACTCAGATGAGTGACTGATCAGTCCTTCAAGACTGTCGGGTACGTATGTGAGGAAACAAGAGATAGGCATACCTTTGTTCTTTGCATCATGTCCATTGGGTGCATTTGACAGAACAGGGGAGGCGAACATGAACCACTTATTAGACACGTAGTCATACAGACGTTGTGCTAACTCGTCATCCATTTCATCTCGGTACTTAGACCATGCTTTTGCAGCTCTTGCGAAACCCTCTTGTGGACTTTTTTCATAATCATTCAAATAAAAATCTTTTAACATACCTACTGCATATTCAGCGAGTAGGGAATCTTTCTTCTTATCAATTTTGAGGGTCATATTTTACTTTCCATAGAGTGTAGTTTTCTTGAGGGGTAATAGTATCTATACCCCCAGAGTTTTTCAATTAGGTTATTTTACCCCAAAAGGGCGGAAATGTCAATCTTTTTCTGAATTATTTTCACTGTTTATTTCACCAGTGATTGCATTCTCATAATAGATGATGATTGACTTTTGTTGCTCGAGATATCTGCGTGTCTCGGCAACATTAAGTGCAAGAGTCTCGTAGGAACGAACACTCATTGCATAGAAGACCCAAGGTTGACCATTGTCTTTGACATACTCCGCAAGGAATCCATCAAAGTTTTCTTCGGTCACAACATAAAACTTGGGTTCACCCAGAGTTACAGGTTTGGGACTACGTTGGAGGGGAATCTTTTTCTCGACCAGTTCTTTTTGTACGACTACCTGTGATTCAGGTGTTCGTAAAAGGGCGCACCCACTACTCAGAGTCAATAGTAGTGAGAGACTCAATATCGTCAAAAACTTTCTTTGTCGCATTATTAATCCTTAGTTGTATCATGCCAGGACGTTTCAAAGATAGTCGAGTCAGGTCGTGATCTCTAAACTTTTCGATCAGACTATCTTTGTACACCTCTGCCTGTTGTAGGTTTGCTTGCAGTTCTAAGTTCTGTTCTTCCATTTGAGTTGCGAACTGTGTTGCTTCTTCTAGTGCAAGTGCATTACTTTCCGCAACCAGTTCCAACTTCGCATTGTTTTCTCTTAGAACCGCAATACGATTCTTCATGTCTCGGTACTCTGACACCGCACCGAATACCAACATTCCGACAATACCAGCAACCGCAAGTTTTGCGTATAGTCCGAACATTAGTCTTCTTTCTTATAGAATGTCCATGCACCATAAGCGATTGCACCAAGTGCAACCAAGTTAGCGATGGGTTTAAGGATTAGGAAAGTGATTCCAGCACCAATCAGTACAAGTCCATCAACCGATGTACGTTCTTTAATTCTTGAGGTAAATAAATCTAACATTACTATTCTCCTATTTTACAGTCACGTTTACGATGACCATTCCACGCAACAAATCCACCGATTGCTAATGCCCAATATGCGAGTTTGTTTAACAGGTGGAAACCATTTTGTTCGATATTAATATCACGGAACAACTGATCTGCTTCGTTCTGTGTCATGGGTTCGGAGGTTGACTTCTTACCCTTCTTCAGAAGTACTGTGTATTTGTATGCATAGTCATGTACCAGACCACCAACCAACAATACACCTGTGGGTGATAACCATGATGCAAGGAACTTAGGTACAGATGCACCATCGAACACGAATCCTTTGGGAATGACATAGTTCTCACCATTCACCGAGAACTGCCAGTCCTTTGCGATTTCCCAAGTGCGTACACCAGTAATCCACATCCAGATTGCACCCCAGAAACCTTTACCCGCTGTCGGGATAGTGATTGGTTTCATGTGAGGCATCTCACCATACTTGAAACCGACCAGAGGTTCATCTTGATCAACACCACACGCATTGACGATAAACCCAATAATAATCAGAATACCTACTACAGTAAACTGCCAAAAATTAACTAGTTGTTCTAAAACAAATTCCATTATTTACTCCACTTTTCTCTTTGTTCTTTTCTATTTTGTAAAAATCGTTTGACCACATCTGGTCGTTTCTTTTTCTTTTTCTTATCAAGATAGACAGGGACAGTACTACTATCATCCCCTGCACCAGCGACTGCGCTAGTACCAGTCATCTCCTCATAAAACTTATGAAAATCTCTCATCGAGTAATCTCTCCTGTAGTGAAATACACCCACTGACTAGAATTTTCGTGTAGTCCTTTATATATGTCTAACCCAAGAACCTCGTCAATAGGTAACGCCTGAGTCTCTATAATTCTTACTCGGTCACCTTTCTTCACAATATCTTCGCAATAGAGTGCGGTTACTGTGTCATTTTTCATACGATAAATGCCAGGCGATAGTTGTTTATCATCAAGCATAAACCATTCCGACTGTTCTGCAAGACAATCTAGAATGTCGATACCTGTCTCTTCGTGAATTTGCATTAGACGTTCGTCAGATAACTCTCCATGTTCCTTAATCAATGCAAGTGCGGCACCATAACGTGCAACAACCGATTGACCGCCAGGCACTTTCGACATGAGTCGTTTCAGGTTGAATACCAGTCTGTGGAATGGAGTGTAATGCGAACGATACGCTTCACGATCATCAATACTATTAGTATTAAATTCCTTGTTCTTTTTACCATCCACATCAATGATGCCTTTCTTGAACGCCTCGGTCTTATCGAACGGAGTTACAAGTAACTTCAAGAATCGGATAGTGTAAACTAAGTCTGCTGCTGATTTTAATATTCCCATGATACTATTTATACTCGAAAAAAGTTCTAAATTTCTCTTAATGCATCAACAACACGTCTATCCATCTCTATATTGGTATATTCGTGGTTCTTGATTACTTTAAGGAAAATGAGGAAGGGTTTCAATGTACCCCAATGGTCGAGTTCGATTTTAAGTTCTAGGATGTCAAGTCCAGGCTGAATACCGAACACATTGAAGATTACGATTAGATGATTAAGGATTAGACGTTCCGACAGAACATCGGTGTCTCGGTAACGATTCAACAATCTCTTGATATACTTAAACTTTTTGAGGTCTTCAAAGAACTCATCACTATCGATACACTTAGGGTTCTGATAGTGTTGAGCAGCAAAGATTGTTAGATTGTCTTTCGTTAGTTGCATTATGTAATCCAAGTTTGGGGTACACTTTAGTGTGTACCCCTTTACTTAGGGGTTTATTCAAACAGGTTTTTTATTTGTCCAAGTAGAGATTTCTTAGACTTACGTCTGTCCAATTCAACACCATGAGTACGACCCAGTGCTTCTAATTCTACCTTGGTCATCTCATCAAGAGACTTGTCACCGATAGGTGCTTCGGTTAGAGTTTGGATAACTGGTTCAGGTACTTCAGTGATTACTTCTGCAACACCATTGAACTCATCAATTTGTTCTTGAGTGAATCCACCAGACTTGTACACTTCACCAGTTACTGGGTCTGTCCAACCACGTGACGTTGGGACTGCGTTAGAACACCACTTAGGCGCTTTAATTGTCATAACATTTACCTTTTTTTATTAACCTACGAATCCGACCGCAACACCCTTAACAACAGAACTCGCAGCGTATATTCTATCCTCAGCAGTTTTTCTCAAGGTAATTACCTCACCAGCTGCGATAGTAACAGAACGAACATCACTTACTAATAGACCAATATAGTTACCAGTATAGTTACTACCAACATAGTTACCAATATAGTTACTAGTAAAGTTACCAGTACTACTTCCTGTCGAACTTCTTGTAGAACCTCGCATAAAATCCCCAGGCGCCCCGTGCCGAGTGCCAATATAGTTACCAACGAAGTTACCAGCAAAGTTACTACCAGTAAAGTTACCAGTAAAACTCGAAGTTCTTGTAGCCGTACGAACTTGCAATGAATTTCTTATGTAACTCACTTGACCATGAGTCTCTACTGTCACGAGTACAGCAGTATCACTTGTATTAACCAGTCGTATCAATTTTGCACGACCCAAAGTAGTAGCAGTGTTACTACTTGTCGGTAATGCGGTTTCTGTTCCTTGTAAAATTATTACAGACATTTTTTTTATCCTCGTCTCTTTGCCATACGTTCTAGAAACGCTTTCGCTTCTCTGGTACGACCATCAAATGCATTCTTTGGTTTGTCAGAAGTCAGGTCTGCAATCTCTGCAATACTCTTACCATTGATGATGTTCTGCGCCTGTGCAATGATGTCTTCGGCAGACTCATCCAGACTTTCAAGTCCTTCAAGACCTTCAAACATCTTCGCAGCTTTCTTCAAGTCAACAGTGTCGATGTCACCATGTTGATTCTTAGTTCTAACAGTAACCTTACGACCACTCTTACCTAACTCAATTGCGTAGGTCTTACCATCCTTACCACGAACACCTGTTACTAATCCCTCATCTATACTAGTAAGACCATCGTCACTCTTAGATAAGTCTTGTTGCATCTTTTTGAGATTACCACCTTTGAATTGGATATTCAACATTGAGTCTCTACCTTTAGGTACTTCAACATCAATGTTCTTACCACCATTCTTTTTGATAAGAGCAACATATTGTTTTTCATCACCTTTGCGATATTCGCCTGGTTCATATTCTCTCATCAAGACACCTTCGGCTAATTTGAATGGTGCTTTCTTACTGATAGTTCCTTTACGCAACGCATCACCGATTAGTTTACCTAACTTCGCACTGTCGTATCTTTTATACTTGGGCATAGACAATAGAACATCTTGTGCTTGACTATCAGACTTACCTTTCTTTTTGAGTTCTTCGTAGTCTTTGAGCAGATTACGATTTTCGTCAAGTTCTACTTCTTCCTTGACTTCGGTAGACTTAACAATTTTGTTGTCACCTTTCTTAGAATCGATAGAACCTTTACCAGAGTTTGCTTTAGTTGCACGACCCGCTTTAGATGCAGTTTCGTGTGTCTCTTCTTCATCAGTCTTATCAACTGTATGTTTCTTAGAGAACTCTTTAGACTTAGGTGATTCTTTAGAATCAATCTCTTCTGGTTTGGTTGCGTTAGACTTCTGTTGTTTAGCAGCAGATTCCCACATCTTGTGTAGGTCAGTAATTGCATCAGTCAAATCGATGTCTTCACCAATCTTAGAGATTTCAGCAGTCTTGGCATTAGATGCAACTTTCTTCTTGTCATCTTTCTTCCCTGCAACTTTAGGTGCTTCTTTCTCTTCTTCGTCACCTTCGTCTTCGATTTCTTCTTTAGTTGTCACATCGTACTTCTTACCAGCAACAACAAAGGTATCATCACCCTTATCTTTGGCAGCTTTAAGTGCCTGAGTGAATGCATTACCTTCTTTCTTAGCAGGTTTCTTACCACCATCAATCGCATCGTCAGTTGCGGCACGTTTCTTGTGTAGATACTCGTCAGACGAATCAACATCACCATCATTGTCGATGTCTTTGTCTTTACGGTCTTTGAATTTCTTGTCGTTTTCTGCATCATCAACAGGGTCGAGTTTCTTCTTCTCTGCGAGTTCCCAACCTTTCTTCAAGTACTCTTTCTCTTTTGACTTGTCGATTACGATTGTTTTGTTACCCTTAACGACCATTGAGTCTTTCTTGGGGTCTTTCATTTGACGTGCTTCGTCAATTTCTAATGATTCACCAAGGATGACTTGGGAGTAGGCATCCATTAATGATTTCATATCTTTACTTTGCATGGTGTTTCTCCTACATCCACAAATAGTTTACGAGACCCGCAATTATTGCAGCCCCTATTAAGTACACAACTTTATTGATAATTGCAACAGTGTGGGCATTATCATCCACTTTTTTTTCGATTTCATCTAACTTCTGAGAGAATCTGTTCATCCTATCAAAATTATTACTGTTATTCCTATCCAAGGCGATCATCTTCTCTTCTACTCGGGCCAATGCAACGAGAGCTTCCGCAACCTTATCGATTTTATCTTCCAAACGATCAAAACGAGCAGTCGAATCTGTCTCGATTCGAGCAAGTCTCTCCGCTTGTGTTTGCTTTACTGCCATTACATCCTTTCCCATTAAAATAAGTATAGTTCTATTTATAAGATTTTTATGTTCTATTCATATATCCTAACAACTAAATCACCTTCACCTTTGATCACTCGGTGATATTCCATCTTATCTATACTGTAATTATGACCTTCTAATAAGTCCATAGGTTCTTCGTTGTCTTTCTGCAACTTCCAACCATTTCCTTCTAGTACGTGAAGACTTCGGTCTTTCAAGTCTCTATGCCAGATCAAATCTTCTTCTCTGACATTCTCTCTAAAAACCCTTACTCTACCATTACGAACCTTTATCTCAGTGTAAGGTTTTACCAAAAGAAACTTCCTCCACCAGAGAGTCCAAGTTGTTTTGCGTAACGAGGTAATCTACACGCCCAGTATCCAGCGGTCATCTTATCGTTCTTGGTCTCGCACTTGTGTCTTGCAACAAATGATTTACGTGCAGCAGGGTCATTCAACTTAACTTTGAGTCCAGTTGTATCACCCCAAGAGATTTTCTTGATCTTACCAGATGAGGGGTCTTTGACATACACATAGTACTTCTTCGGCCCACCCTTCTTTGGTTTGTTCAGTTCTGGTTGTTTCTCTTCAAAGATACAATCCAACGCAACATTCTCACCATTGAACTGTGCGAACTCACCAAGGTTTGACTCCATGATGTCAATCTCACTTGGTTTGATTTCAAGTTCACCATTGTGATACTGTTCACGCAAGTCTCTCCAATACTGGAAATACTTCTCCGAACCAACTCGATAGATGTTATTCTCTACCAGATCGGATTCCGAACCACAACTACAATGGTCATTAAATGTCTTCATTATCTACCAAGTCTCTTCAAAAGACCTTGTAATGATTTCAAGTCCTTAGAAATAACTTTCTGGAACTTCGCTTTGTCTTGTGGTTTTCTTAACATGGTGAACAACTTGGTAACTTTCTTCGCATCGTCTTGAGAAATCTTACCTTTCTTACCACCTTCAAATTCTATCTCCCCACCTTTGGGTAGGTCAGATGCCTTTCTGATTTGCATCAGAACGTTCTTTGATGCAGCTTTGCGGTCATCATCACTCGCAACAAAATCATCGTTGTCTGCAGCGTCTTTACCACGTTTACCCATAGCACGCATTGCATCACGTTTCGCACGTGCGTTCTCTAAGAATAAATTTAAGTCGAAATCTTCTAGAGACTCCATGTACATATTCAGTTCATACTTCTTATTGTCTAGGTTTGCAACTTGGATATGAACGTTCTTCTTCTTGTTAGTACCAAGAATGTATGAATTGGTTTTACCTTTGGATGGTCTCTTCGGCCCCATTGCAACCTTATCATCAATCTCATCTTTGTCTACGATGAAACCTTTCTTCTTTGCATGGGCATATGCGTGTTGCATCGCACCAGAGAAGTCACGGTGATATAGGTCATAACCAGATGCGGATTTGGATTCTTTGACTTCTGGTTTCTCGTGGGTGTAACCCATCTTGTCCATTTTCACATGGTCTGCGTAGGTGTTAGCCTTGTAACCTTTCCCAGTCTTGGGGTCATACATCATGTGTGGTTTGAAGTCTTCTTCACCCTTACATTCTGCGAGTATTTCTTTTAACTTTTTCATTTACGCCAAATCCTTATCGTGGTTCAAACCACCCTTTTTCTTTTTAACTATGAACGCATTTACTCGTGCATATCCCCATTGTTGTGGTGTAGTGCCTGGTCTGTGACCAGTCTTCCATGCGGCAACACCACGGTTATAAACTTTTTTGAGAGTCCCATACGAAATACCAGACTTCTCCGACTTCTTCTTTAGTGCTTCATCTGCTTCGTATAGTCTAATCATTTTGTTGCCCTGTTCTTTGCTCTTGCACGTGCAAGTCTCGCACGATCAAGTATTGCATCGTGTTTACGTTTATCCGCTTCTTTCTCTCGTTTAATTTTTGTCTGTGCAGTCTTTACTGCATCTTCCATCGGAGTATCTTTCTTATACTTCTTGACGAGTTTATCAGTACCTTCCTCACCAGCATTCTCGGTGGTGATAGTCTTAGAAGTCGTCTTGAAATCTTTCTTACGCATTATTGTTTTGTTAACAACTTCGAACTCATCCTTCTTGCGGTCATAGTTGATGACTACAGGAAGGTTCAAGTCAGTCTGTAAATCCTTGATAACTGCTTCACTGTCAGGATTCTGTTTGATGTTCTTTGCCTTTCTCTTTGCGATTTTCTTGAATAGACGTTGTAACTCTGCAATTGTAATAGCAGGTTTGTTACGTTTGTCATTCATGCGGTCAGCGAAATGTCTAGTGAACTCGATGTCCACATTGAATTTTGCAAGTAGTCTATCCGCAAATTTCTCAAGGTCATTAAGTTGTTTGGCGGAAACTTCCTCGTACATATCTTTGAATTGTTTGGTGTACTTGGATGGTTTGGTTTTCGCAGTCGCATCGCCTGGAGCTGGTTTGTATGCAGAGTCATCATCGTCTGCTTTCTTACCATGTTTCTTGAAGTGTGCATCACGTTTGTCTTTGGTAGACTTCTCCAAACCCGCATAGTACTTCTTAGGTTGAGTACCTTCTTTATCTTTTATGTCAGAGTCTTGGGGTGCTTTCTTCTCGACCAGTTCTACTGCATCCAACCACTTACGAACCTTCTTGTCACCGCATTCCACGATAACATAGTTCGAACCCAAGACCGACACGACACCAACTTCTTCGGACTCTTTGATAACAACAGTATCACCCAGTTCAAACAGTTCACCTTTAACAAACTGTTCTCTTAGGTCAGATACTTTTGGTAATTCTATGTGGCGTTTGAAAGATGTCTCTTCCGTGAGACCGAGACCCTTCCTTACGTCATTGAACAACTTACGAGTGTCTCTGTCCGACATAGTCGATGGGACACCCTGTGTGAAAGCTGTGTAATCGTTATCTTTTGCATTGGCACGTTGTTTAGATGCAGACATACCTTCCACACCCTCGGCATCAGGGTCTCTTTGACCAGCAGATACAATATTGATAGATTCGAAATTATAGAATCCATGACGTGCCTTTTTACCATTGTACTTGTTCAACAATACTTCGAACTCACGTAGACGATCTTGACCGACCACCATAGTGATTCGTTTGTATCCTTGGTCATACAACTTTGCAGCGATATTAAATACTGTTTTTACTTCTTTATCGACCATGATGTTTCGACCATACTTGGGAAACATCTTGCGTAGGTGTTTTACCTTGTCAGAATATGACAATGGGTCTTTAGGGCCCACAGACTGAGACACATAGACTTTCCAATCTGCACGTCCTGCCTTTTTCGCAATGGTATCTAATACTTTACCATGACCGATAGTAGGAGGATTCATTCTACCAAATGTAAAATAAACTTCCTTCGCTTCTTCTACTAGATACGACTTAAAATCTTTAATCACTGGACTTTTTACCTTTTTTTCTTTCCATTTCCATCTTGCGTACTTTAGGAAGAATCTTCTTCGCAATTTTCGCAATCTTAGGTTTCATCTTATCTAGACGTTTCTCAATGGACTGTTTTCGAGCCATTGACATATCGCCCTTGTCCTTCCCTTTGGTGATTTTTTTGATTATCATGTTGCGTGCTTGTTTCATTGCACGTTTTTTGAGAGTGTCCATATTTGCAGTTTTACGAGCCGCACGTTTACGACCCATTGCAATTTTGGCTTTGTTTTTCTTGAGAGATCGTGCAAGTTTCAGACGTTGTTGAATATTCAACGCTTCGTCTGGTGACTCGACCACCTTAATGAATTCTTTTAGTCCCATTGGTTTGGACATATCTTACCCCTTACGGTTTTTCCCATCCCTTCAGTATATCTGGACTGAAGTTGTTATACGAAAATTCTAGGCGATCAACCAACTTGACCGCATCACCACCTAATTTGTCAATAGCAACAAATCCTTCTGCACCTGTCTTGACCTTATATCCTGTCTTGGTCTGAACAAATGTATCAAAAGAACTAATACTATTAAGTTTATTTATAAGTTTTAATTTTGCAAGTACAATGTTTTTTTGCAATTCAAACATATTAACAAGCGATCTTTTGTTACTTGCAGAGAAGAATTTCAAGATATCATTCAACTTCTGTGCTTGTGTAAGTTTACCCTTCTCTGATTTACGTTTATCCATCTCTTTCTTGAACTTAGTGTTAATCCATTGAATGAGTCGGTTAACGTGCAGTTTACTGTTAGGAATGACCTTTTGATCACGCACAAAAGTGTTATTATACTGTTCAATCAACTGTGCAATGTGTTGTTTACTCTCTAGTTCACGTAGAGTAGTACCAGAGATTTGATTGAATAACTTACCAGCATCTGACAGATGTTTGGTCACCGCAGCAGTTTCTGTTTTGTTCATAGTCGCACCAGACACATCACGTAACATTGCATCCTGTGACCATACGTTTACAGAATTGCGAAACTTCGACACATCTACCCCATATGTCGCTCGCATCGACTCAAACGAATCCCCAGTATAGGTTGTGTGCCACACGATACCGATCTTCGCAGCACGAACTTCTTTTGCTTGGTCATAAGGAATCGCATAGATTATTGTGTTGGGATGGAAAGTCGTATACTTCTGACCATCAATGGTTTCATCCTTGGTGTCTCCTTTTGAGAACAAGAAATCCCCTTGGATAACCCCAGTAATACCCAGTTCAGGTAGATGTTTCAATGCAAGTTTCATCTTGGTTGCAAGGTCTTGACTACTGATGTCTGCATCAATATCTGCATTGGTCTTATAGACTTTCGGATTCTTTGCGAACACACCTTTCTTCGCAACAAAGAACTTACCATCACTAGGGTCTTGACCAGCAAAGATTGCAGGCGCACCATCCCACTTGGTGGACAGTTTACTCTTGGTCTCACCCGCCAACATATCACGGAGTTCTCTCAATGCATTGATTGCCTGTCGAGTACCATTCACACCCCCATAGAGAACCTTATCCTCGATATGGGTCATGTGGGTGTTTTTCTGTTCTGTGATAAAGTCTGAAAAATTCATTACTTGGTACTCAATGAGTTATACTTGATTGCTAGATTAAAGAACTGTCCTAGTTTCTTCTGTCCCGCATTACCAGACTTGTTAGTCCGTATTGACATCTCCATTGTAACAGTTGTGTCACGAGATTTCAACTCTATAAACCAATTTTGTTTAGATGTAGTCGATGGATATGCTTTTACAAACTTAACCATAGGTAAGAATACACCCAGTTCATCGTCAGAAGTAATTTCCTCGAAGGTGTCCTTCACTGCTTTGATTACCTTGGTAGGAACTTCGGGTGCATCACGTAGAACTTCTGATCGAATATAATCAAGTGTTGTATCTTTGTTCGCATTGAATAGATCAATAATACTCTTACGACAAATCTCTAGATGTTCGTCATATAGTTTTTCATACTTTGCATTGTCATCTTTATTGAGTTTAACAAGTAGTGCAGACGTGACTCTTTTCTTTGACTTGTCATATTGACCAGACGAAGGCATACCTTCTATCTGTTTGAATACCTTGGTGTGTAATTCTCTACGCAATACAGATACTTTACGAGTCTGTTTGAATGCGGTGAATACAGGATTCACATAGGTATTGAGTTTAGGTTCTTTGGTCTTCTTACCACCCGCTTTGAGTGATACACCTAACATCTCACCATCAGTAAACTCAATGAAGATGTCGCCAGGATGGTTCTTCGGAACACCTGTAGGTTTCGCACGATATCCCCAGTAAACCTGTTTGATTCGTTTGGACTTGTTCTCATCCTGTAGATACTTGTAAACACCCATGGCATTCAACATCTTCTCAGAGAACTTCGAAGATTCCGATGCCTTCTGAATGGTATCAACGGCCGCAGCAACATCGGATTGCATCACACACGTGAGTTTGGATGGGTCTTGTTCTAGTAGATGTGTATAGAAGTCATCGATATTGGTTGTCATTCTATAACCAGTCTCCCATGCGATAGCAGGGAACAACTCAGTGATGGATGCGTTTAGAGTGGTCTCACCGATACCACCAGACTTAGGTTTCAGTAGAAGGATGACCTTAACGTCAAAATGAGAATCAATAAAGATAGGGTCTACACCCTGTCCCGCTTTCTCTCTTACTTCTGCTTTGATTCCTGCCTGTTTTAGATTACGTACTATCTCATCTCGGTCACCGAGTCGGTCAGCTGACCTAACAACAAAGACCGCAGTCTTGGAGTTTTCGGATTTCTTCTCTACCGAGAGGTCACCAAAAACACCTTCGG